TACTCACCAGTCGATTCATCAATGTATGGAGTTTTCTTCATCTGGTCGATGATGTTCTGCATATATGTATCAACTTCTGCAGGTGGAATATTACCGATATCAATTTTAAAGATTCTCTTTTCAGGTGCTCTCATAATTCTATGAATCATCATAGCATCTTCCATAAGGATTAATTGTTTCCAAGTCTTTCTAGCACCTTCTAATAATGAACGCCCGTAAGGTAGGAAGTTTGTATCTGTTAATAATCTGAAATGTGCTACTTGGAATGATTCTAAGAACTTAGTTTCATTTCTTTGTGAGATTGCGTTTGTGTTTTGTTGTTCTACTTCAAATCTTACTGAATATGGGTTATCTAAATCATAACCTTCTTCTCTTCTCGTTTCATATGTTGATAATGGTGATGCATTTACAATACCCAACTCATCATCAATATCTAAATAAAGATAATAATCACCATATTTGTTCATACCTCTAACCCAAGACCAAAGGTTGAACTCAATGTTTAATACATCATAAAATAAGTTGTGAAGTGTTTTTTTGATTTTTTCATCAGATGAACTAATTCTAAGAACATCACCCATATCATTTTTCAATGTGGCCTCATCTGAGTAGATATCCAATACCGATGATATAATGGAATCCTTATCCATTGCTTCATAATCGGTATATAATTCTAATTTGTTTGAGTGATAATTAAATCTTTCATTGTAGGTTTGCCAATTCTTTCTTGAGTTAGAACCATGCAATCTACCATACCTATCATAATAAGCAGAGCCTCTACGATTACCATCACTTTGTAATCTTGAAGAATCAACTACCTTTAACTTATCTTTTCCTATTCTACGAACTACGGTTTGAGTTGAGAATAGCCTTTTTAATCTTCCAAATAATGAAGTATCTGCCATAATATATAATAATCGATTTGTTTATATAATCCCTACAGAATATAAATATTAAAAAAAATAGAATTACAATAACCAACTGATATCGTCATCACCTCTGCCAGTATTCATCTTCCATGCATTTTTAGCAGCTTGTGGTGTTGTTTTGAATATACCTGAGTTTTTAGAGGTTAGAGAAAGTGCTTTTCTGTTTAATTCAATACCTTGCTGTCTTAATTTTAATGCGGTATCTCTTACCCACAAAGATGTTGAGAATGAAATCACTAAGTCATCATTATAACCCTGCTGTGCTTCAGCTCTACTACCATTCCATATAAATACGAATAGCTCATCTATTAACCTCTTAGAACGGATGATTGGAACTCTCTCCCTCATATAAGTATCTAACTTAGAAATCACTAATGGTCTGGTTCTACTTGTCATTGAGAATCCTGGCACCATCTGAGATTTATCTTTTAAATCATATCCTTTTTGTAAATGAATATCATCATCTACATATCCAAACTCTTTGTATGAATAATATAAGTTTGAATAATTTCTATCAATTGCTTCTTGAATTACAGCCCATCCAATATTTGCGTTTTCAATCACTAATAAGGCATCGTTCCATTCAGTTGCTACATTCACCAACATATTACCATAATGTTTGGTTTCAATCTTACCTCTGTATTCTGCAACCTGTTCTACATTTTCTACATCTATGACGTGAAATGCTGAGTAATCTGCTCCATCACCTCTTGCGACATCCGCTACTACAATATAATCTTTTGAATAATTTGGTTGTGACCATATCCAATAATTACCATCAAATCCTCGTTTCTCAACTGGTTCTTGAATATGAGTTTCTTCAAACCATTGTAGAAGTTGTCCATCAACTACTGTATAACCAGATGAAATGAAATCACAATCACATTCTTGTGCTGCCATCTTTTCACCTAACAATTGAGTTTGTTCTAATCTCCACTTTTGGTTTCGTTCTGGATGTACTGTCCAATGAAGTTTGATTGGATTCCAACCATCACCCTCTTCACCCTTTAACCAAGTCTTATGAAAGAAGTTACCAACACCATTTGGAGTTGATAATACAATTGCTTTTCCACCTGTTGATAGAGTTGATTGTGCAGATGCCCAAATTGAATCAATACCTTTGATAAAAGCAGCCTCATCGATAATCAACATTGATAAAGCTTCGGAACGACCTGCATCACCACTTGCTGATGTTGCTTTAATTGTTGAACCGTTACCTAACCTAAGTGATAGTTTGTTATCTTCTTCAGTTTCACCCCTTAACCAAGATGGTAAGTTCTCATGCATATATCTTACCTTTGTAACTAAGTTTTTAGCTACCTCTTGTTTGGTTGCAATTACCAATATGTTTTTATCTTCGTGGAATAACATCATCCATAATGAATAACCTGCGGATAATGTTGAGATACCTAACTGACGTGATTTAAGAATTACATTGAATCTGTGTTTATCAAATTCATCCATAACATCTTCTTGAAATGGAAATAAATCAAATAGAATCTTCCCACGTTTTGGGTGTTGGATGTAACAATACTTTTTGAAAAAGTAAACAGGGTCTTTAGCACATTTTATGTACTCTTCCCTTATAAGTTCTTTTATTGATTTGCTCATAACTCATTTTCCTATTTTCCACATCATTCTTAGAGAAACAACTGGTTCAAGATTTTGATTGATACCCAACCCCGCTCCGATTACTCTTTTGCGTTTACTTCTGTATAGTAACTCACCACCAATGTAACTGAATTGTTGTTGGTTTCCTGCTAAACCAAATCCATAATAAAATTCATTTTTTGAGATAAGTGAATCTCGTTGTATGATTGTAGTCGGAATATAAATGTTTGGATTGATTTCTCTGAATATGATTGAATTTTGTGATATAGTATCATTGATTATGATATTACCTAATGAATCTAAATCTAATGTATCCGTATAAAAATACTTTGCGTAATAATCTTTTAATACTGAAAGTGTATCAATATCCTTTAAGGTTGTATCATGTACCGTATCAACTCTTACTCTCCATTTAGGAACATAAACTAAGCTATCAAATTTTACAGTATCCCATTTTGTTTCTATTTTGGTAATAACAGTTCCTTCAACGGCATCGGGTTGTTTGTTTTTCTTACCAAATAAGTTGAAATCGATTGATGGACCAGAACATTGTTGCATGATAATGATTATTACAATCAATACCACTATGATGATGTTCTTTATGTTACTAAAAAATTGATTCATTATTTTTTATGATGTAACTCATAAACCTTGTTTACTAAGTTTGATTTTGTTAACTTAGGGTCTAAATCTGCTTTGAATTGTGCTTTTGCAGTTTCAAGTAACTCATCTTTTTTCATTGCACGAAGAGCACTCTTAGTGATTTTCTTTGTAGAAGGTTTGTTTGTATTAAGATTTGATTTTGATATTGATTGTTTTTTAGGTTTTCTACCTTTTCGTTTAGAACCACCCACTGCTTTTGCAACATCATCAACTTGTTTAATAACTTCTGATGTCGATTCTTTTACATCATCAATTTCTTCTTTAACTCTGTTGTATCTTCTTTTAACTTCTTCTACAACATCATCAAAATCTTCTTTGATATCATCAACTTTTTCTTCGATTTTTTCATCGATTTCAGTTTGGTTTTTCAACCAATTCCATAACTTTAATATTAGTTTTTTTAAGGTTTTCATAAGTTCTTTTGTTTATAAATATTTAAAATAGTTTATATAATTACCATTTTCTACAAGACCAATATCTTGCTTTCCATCTTGGACCAGGATTATCACAATTATGTCTTGCTCTAAATGACTTTCTTGCTTCAGGATTATTCTTACGAATTCTCATTGTACCACCTTTAGCATCACCACCTTGTCCAAAGTTTACTTTAACAACATTACCTTTATCGTTCTTAACATAAACTTTAAATTTCTTAACATCACCTTGCATAATCTTACCAAGTTCTACTTTTCTACCTTGGTATTCTGCTTCGTTTATATCAGATTTGTATTCTTTCATAAACTGATGAAAATCATTTAGTTCTTCTAATGTTTCAACATCATACTCAACTATTTCTTGTTTATTAATCAATTTAAATGCCATATTAACCATACCAACTAAACCCATACTAACAAACTTATCTTTGTTTGATTGTTGTTTTAGTGCATCATAAACTTGAGTAACTGCTGATGCTGAGTATAAATCAACTCTCATCGTTTTACCACTTTTTGGGTCTTTTAGTTTTTGATTTTGTTTTTTTGAAACGATATCTCTTAATTGTGAAATTATATCTGGTTCATTAGCTTCATTCATTTTTTCTTCATCAGAACTATGTCCGAATGTTTTATGAACTAACTTATC